GCATATCGGACAAGCAATTCCAATCTGTGTCAGGTGCAATAAAATCAAAACAATCTTGAACAATTTGTGCTAAAAACTCTAAATATTTTATCTCAATAAATACGTTTGTTTCATTTTCATATAAACCAAGCGAATATTTTGCAGACATTAAAGCATTTGTAACATCTACAATGTATTTTAAATCTTGATTATCAGACGTTTCTAAATGTGAAACTTCAATATCTTTACGCACAAAGTCGAATAGTTTCTCCAATGCTTCACGCTTTATTTTAACTGTATCTTTCATTTGCTTTGCTCCTCTTTAATGTAACAAAAATTTAAACCTATGTTTGATCGTTGCATATCTTTGCTAAATATACCGATCATGCTATCGTTTGACGTGCAAATTACTGAATAAATGCCTGTTACATCTTTAAAACATTCATAGCTGTCATTTGACCAGCGAACATCTAAACCGCTGTCTAATGCTTTGATTAATTCTTGTTTAGTCATTATGCAGCCTCCATTCCACAAATAATATTTGCCATAAATAACCAATAGTTTTCACAAACTTTATTATATAATTTATCGCTTGGGTTTTCATCGATTGAACCAAATTTAATTGCAAGGTCAACAATATCCTGGTTGTAATAATCTATATTCAAGGCCATACCTTGCAACCATTCAGCAATGGCTTTTTGCTTGCCAATTCTGGAAATGTTCCAACCAAATTCTGAATTGATACGGTCAAACAAGCGTTTGATCTTGGCTTCCCTAGTAGGCAGATCATTGCCGTTTGTATCTGTGATTGTGTCTAATATGTAAGCTTCATAACGTGGCTTGTATATTGTGTGGTGTACTTTAGTCATTTTATTATACCTCTTGTTTTGGTTATGTAACCTTATTAATATATAAACTATATACTGTCAATAGGTAATATATAAATAAAATATAATAAATATATAATAATGTATTGACAGCTGCATCAATATGCATTAATTATTATGTATAAATAAAATAAAGAGGGATAATAAAATGACATTAAACAAAAAAGCATTAGCAGCTTATAACAAAGCATTTAACCAGGGTATTGTGTCAGATACCATTATAGAAATAGTTGAAACATTAGATAATCAAGATGTTGTTAGCTATTGCACAAGCAAAGGTTGTATAACTTTTGATCATGGAGATTTAACATGGTGAATAATAGGGAATTAAGGACAATTAAACGCCAGCGAAAAATTAGAAACGAATTGATATTATTGGGCGTGTATGATTTTGCTGGCCTGGTATGTTTTGTTGGTGCAATGGTTGGAACTGTATATATTATTGCGGGGTGGATGTAATGGACGTTGAAATAAAATCAAAAGATGATGCTTTAACAATGGCTTTATATTTATCAGTAACCGCCAAACATGAAAGCCAAGTGAAAGAATGTTTAGAAATGTCAAAGATTATTGCTCAAGATATGACAGCTAAACAAGTAGACTTGTGTAAAAAAGCTGTCGAATGCTTGTTACAATATGAAGAGCAACACGCATAATATTATATAACATTAATATAAAAAGCTCGTATTATTTGCGGGCTTTTATTACGTTTAATGGGTGGGTTTAATCTTATATTATCACTAGCAAACAGTAGTTGAAGAAAATATATTATTAATATTTATCTTTGATAAATATTAATAATATATTTTTAAACTGTCAAGTATTTTGGATATAATTAAATTAAATTCACTGAAAAGAAGTAATAATGAATTAAACCTATGTTCCTCTGCTGGCTAATGCTTGCATTACAGCTGCATTACATTTGTATTGCATTGTTAAACATTGGTAAGGATGGGCAAGCATTGAATGATATTGTTAAGCATTGGTAAGCTTAGGGAAAATAAGACAAACTAAACATACAAACACCAAAGCGCGGGCGCGTGTGTATATTGCCAGGATTAAACATTGTCAATTAGTTTCGGATAATCCGAACGATGCATAGCTCATATTAGTCATATATTAGGCATTATTGCGCTAAGTGATTGATATTACTTAACATATGTCATTCAAGCTGCTTAGAGTCCGATAATGTCTATTATGTTAACTTTCAGATTATCAGAATTAAGCAATTGATTAGCGCTGGCAATATATAGATTTACCCCCCCGTCTCGCAATATTTTACCCACTACTATTATTATTACCCTCTCACATACAAGCCCACCCCCCCCGTACCCCCTTGCATTATACCCCCATCCTGTCGTAAAATTTTGAAAAATTGGAGTATAGCAATGGCAGGTAGACCATTACGCAAACGTATATTAAATGAGATACAAGAGAAGGGCGGGGCAGATTATCTGTTTCAGGAGATTGCTTCAGGTAATACTATAACCCAGCTTGCGAAAGACTTTGGGTGCAACAGGGAATATCTCAGCACAACTTTAAATAAGATACCTGAATATTCGCAGGCTTTAGGTAAAGCTAGGCGTGAAGCAGCTGATGCACTTGTAGAGCAAGGTCTAACAATGGTAGATGAGCTAGATGGCGGGTCAAGCAGCAGTGAAATAGCCGCCACCCGTGAAAAGGTGCAGTGGCGCAAATTTATGGCAGGCTCGTACAACCAAGAGCGATACGGGAATAGACCCCAGACAAACGTGACTATATCTGTGGGTGACATGCATTTAGACGCATTACGCAAAGTCAATTCCGATCTGGCAGCTATCCATAAAGAAGACCAAGAGCGTGAAGCAAAAACGATTGACGTAGATTATGAGGATGTATCAGATGAGTGATAACCCATTACAAGAGTTTGTCCTACGCTATCGAGATGACCCAGTGCTATTTGTTAAAGAGGTGCTAGGCGCTACTCCATACGATTACCAATCTGAATTTCTGGAGGCTATAGCAAATGGTGAGCGTAAGATGTCAGTGCGATCAGGCCACGGTACAGGCAAGTCCACGTCCGCTTCCTGGGCAATGTTGTGGTACGTGCTACTGCGTTTTCCTAATAAGGTTGTTGTCACAGCCCCCACGTCCAGCCAATTGTTTGATGCATTGTTTGCTGAGTTAAAAAGATGGATAAATGAATTGCCACCTAATCTACAGCAATTGCTTAATGTAAAATCAGACCGTGTAGAACTAACCGCAGCTGCGTCTGAAGCGTTTATCTCCGCTAGAACTTCTCGCGCCGAGACGCCAGAAGCCCTAGCTGGTGTGCATTCCGAGAATGTTTTATTGGTGGTAGATGAAGCATCAGGTGTGCCAGAAAAGGTGTTTGAAGCTGCGGCTGGGTCAATGTCAGGGCATAATGCTACCACGTTACTCTTGTCTAATCCCACCCGTTCATCAGGTACGTTTTATGAAAGCCAAACACGTATGGCTAAATCTTGGTGGACACGCAGATGGTCATGCGTGGATAGCCCACTTGTGTCAGATGAGTTTGTTGATGAGATGCGTGAGCGTTATGGTGAGGATAGCAATGCGTTTCGTATACGTGTATTAGGCGAGTTTCCATTAGCAGATGATGATACGATTATACCGTTCCATCTCGCAGAAAGCGCAATACACCGTGATATTGAGCTAATCGAAGACGTTAGACCTATCTGGGGTTTGGATGTAGCAAGGTTTGGCACAGACAAAACTGCGTTATGTAAGCGATATGGTAGCGTTGTAACTGATATACAGTCCTGGCAAGGTTTAGACTTAATGCAGACTGTAGGTAGGGTAATGGCAGAATATGAAGGATTATCCCCCAGCCTACGCCCTAGCGAGATACTTGTGGATAGCATTGGTGTTGGCGGCGGTGTAGTTGATAGATTACGTGAGTTGGGCGCGCCAGTACGTGGGGTGAACGTAAGTGAAGCACCCGCTATGGGTCATACTTATATGAATTTACGCAGCGAATTATGGTTTAAAACAAAGGGTTGGCTGGAAGACAGGTCATGCAAATTACCCAAAGATGACCAGTTGCTGGCAGAATTAACTGCAATTAGGTATTCTTTTACTTCATCAGGTAAAATGAAAGCTGAAAGTAAAGATGAAATGCGTAAACGTGGGTTAAAATCGCCTGATTTAGCTGATGCATTATGTTTAACTATGGCTTCAGATGCTACAACAGCGTTATCTGGGTCAATATCTACGTGGAAACAGCCAATTAAGCGTAATTTAAAAGGTATTGCATGAAAAAACCTACATTTGACCAATTAACGCCAAGTATGAAAAATAAAATTATCACAAAATGGATAAAATATTATAATAGCCTTGGTTTAGATATGAAAGACGCTCAAAATGCAGCTTATTGGCGAGCTGGTAAGTACAGGTTGTCAGATAGAATGCGTAAGGTTCTGGATAATGTTGGAGAATTGTGATAGCGTGTAACAAATATACCAAATAGGCTAGGATTATGGCACAAAATAAATTTTTAAGTTTTCTTAATTCGTTAGATAAAGGCGCAAGCGATAGAAACAGCATTACTGAGTTTTTAGCTAACATATTAACGCCTGGCGATAATATGGAATATGTTGATGGTCAGTTATTAGGTTCTGGCGGTAGACCTGTAGAGAATATTGGCGACAAAACGTATTACGGCACGCTAGGCCAAGCTAACTTTGCAGGCAATGACCCAGTTAAAGATGGTTTGCTTTCAAAGATGACATCAGCACCACCAAAACTACGTCCATTAGGTTTGTTGAATAAGGGTGAAAGAAGACCAGATTCTATGGGTGTTGGATATAGGACAAATATGCGACCTGATGCATTAGATATGCCAATGACCAGCGCGCCAGATTTTGAATACGATTATCCAACTTCTTTCCCAAATAGAGATATGCCAAGTAATAGACCAGATTCTATGGGTGTTGGATATAGGACAGATATGCGTCCTGATGCATTAGACTTACCAATGACCAGCGCGCCTGACCCTGTAGGCAGTGGACGTGGCGATGGCGCTATGGAGCAACAAAGTCGTGAAGCTCAAGCTAAATTTAACGAGTTTTTACAATTAGTAGACCCAAGTGTAGTAGATAGCGCAAGAAATAACCCAGAAATTATGAAAGTTTTAAGAGATGCGTTTTTTAAAACATATCCTAACTTACTTAGAGGAATAGGTGGGTATAACTAATGCCAATTACAACATATGCAGAATTAAAGACAAACATTGCAGATTTTCTGAATAGAGATGACCTAACATCTGTGTCTTCTACGTTTGTCTCACTCGCAGAAGCAGATTTAAACAGGCAAATCCGTCATTGGCGGCAAGAAAAGCGCAGCACAGCCGAGATTGACACGCAATATAGCGCAATAAAA